CAGGTCTCACGTCGCATCGCAGGTGCGCGGAGTGTCTTGGCTCGCCCCCGCGATGATCACGTTGCAGCACATAAGGGGATACGTCGAGGCGGAGCTTGTCGCGGCCAGGGCTGGATCGGCGAAGATGGGCTTCTTCGTGAACAAGGACGGCACTGGAGCCCTCGATCCGAGCGTTGGTGGCGACAAAGAGATCAACATGGAGGCGTCCCCCGGATCGATGGAGATTCTCCCTCCTGGGTACTCCTTCGAGCAATGGAACCCCGACCATCCTAGCGCGGCCTTCCCGTCGTTCATCAAGACGGCGCTGCGAGAGGTCGCCACCGGATGGCACGTCTCCTACAACGCGCTCGCGAACGACCTGGAGGGAGTGAACTACTCCTCGATGAGGTCTGGGATGCTTATCGAGCGGGACGTTTGGAAGACGCTCCAACAGTGGTGGATCCCCACGTTCCTCAATCGCGTGTACAAGGCGTGGCTGATGTCGTCCGCCCTGAAGGGAACGCTCAAGCTCAAGCCGGTGGAACTGGACCTGTACCTCCCGTGCAAGTGGACCCCGAGAGGATGGTCGTGGGTCGACCCACTCAAGGATGTTCAGGCTGGGATTCTGATGATCGAGAATCATCTGGCGTCCCACGGCCAACTGCTGGAGGAGCAGGGGCTCGGCTACGAGGAAGTGCTTGAGCAGTTGAAGCTCGAGCAGGACATGGCGAAAGAGGCTGGCCTGAAGATCGAGAAGGCCGATCCCAATAAAGGTCCGAGCAAGGCTCCAAAGGATCCAGACGAGAAGGATCCAGAAGACAACGAAGACGGCGAAGACCATGAAGCCGAGGAAGACTGACAGCCAGGAGGGATTGATGGGACAAGAGAAGGTCAAGAACCTCATAATGAACACCGGCATGGCAGGGGTGGCGTTGAAGCTACCCAAGGTGATGTGGAGGTCGGTGGAGATCGATCTGAAGAAACTCGACCGCGCCGAGGGGGACACGGAGGACACTCGCGGAAGATACGAGATCGCGATCAGCAGTGAGTTCCCAGTTCAGCGCTGGTTCGGCACCGAGGTCCTGTCTCACGACAAGTCCGCCGTTGACCTGACCAGGCTCCGTGCTGGCGCGGCTGTGCTGGTAGACCACTACAGCGATCAGGTGGGGGTCGTCGAGTCCGCTCGCGTCGACGACGACAAGGTTCTTCGCGGGGTGGTCCGGTTCAGCGCGAACGCTCGCGGCCAGGAGATCGAACGTGACGTGGTGGACAAGATACGCCGCCACATCAGCGTCGGGTACATGCCGATTCGCGCAAAGCTCGTCGAGCAATCTAAGGATGGCAAGAAGGCTGACACCTGGAGAATCACGCGCTGGCAGCCCATGGAAGTCAGTTTCGTTTCTGTACCAGCCGACCCATCTGTCGGAGTCGGACGCGGAGTGGACAGCACCGGGCTTTTCCCGGTCGAAGTCGAAGTCGACAAACCAGTCGAGGAGGAAGTGAGAGCTATGGACCCTGTCATTGCAACCACAAGCACCGGAACGGCTCCCGTCTTTACCAGCGGCGAGCCCGCCATCACGCCGGAAGTGCGCTTCGCGGAAATCGCGAAGTTCGCCCACGAGCAGAACCTTGGTCACAAGGTGGCCGACTGGATCTCGCGAGGCCTGTCTCTGGGTGAGTGTGCCCTTGAGGCGCTCGCCGACAAGAGCACCAGAGGTGGAGCGGCGAGTCCGAAGGGTCTCGACCTGACTCCGAAGCAGGAGCGCGAGTACTCCTACGTCCGTGCGATTGCGGGCTGCTTGGAGATGCGGGCTGGCGGGAAGTTCGATGGCTTCGAGCGCGAAGTCCACGACGAAATGTCGCGGAGCATCCCGTCCGGCTACCCCTACCAGGGTGGCGTATTCGTCCCAATCGGCGAGTCGCGCTCGCTGGACTCGAAGACGCTCGGGAAGGGTTCCGAGTTCGTCTCCGAGCAGGCTGGACCACTCATCGAGCAGCTGCGGAATCGTTCCGTGGTGGCGAGCATGGGCGCTCGTACGCTGACGGGACTTGGGGCTCCCATCGCCTTCTCAAAGCAGAAGACGGGCATGACCTTCTACTGGATGGGCGAGAATCCCGCCGCCGCAGTCACGGCGTCGGACATCGGGCTCGGACTCGCGAACCTCGCCCCGAAGACCCTGATGGGCCAGGGTTCGTTCTCCCGTCAACTCCTCATCCTCGGCAACAAGGACGTCGAAGGGATGGTCCGCGACGAGATCGCAATCGGCCACGCCCTCGCCATCGACAACATCGCCATCCACGGGATCGGCGCTGCCGGAATTCCGATGGGCATCTACTACGCGGCCGACGTCAATGCCCAGGCGATGAGCAGCGCGGTTCCGACGTTCCCGCTCCTGGTCGCAATGGAAACTGCGGTCGCGGTGGACAACGCTGCGATTGGCGCTCTCGGGTGGGTCACCACTCCTCAGATGGCTGGAGTTTTCCGCACCACGCCGCAGCACGCGACGTACCCGGCGGCGAACTGGATGTGGGAAGGCAACATGCTCGAAGGCTCCATCGCGGGGTATCGCGCCATGGCGTCCAACCAGATCTCCGCGACGATGAGCGGTTCTGCCGAGACGGGTGGAGCGGAGCAGGGAATCATCTTCGGTAACTGGAACGACCTGATCATCGGGATGTTCTCGGGCCTGGAGATCATCGTCGATCCTTACACCGACGCTGGCAAGGCGATGGTCAAGCTGACGAGCTTCCAGATGGCCGACGTGCTCACGCGCCACGGTCAGAGCTTCGCCAAGTCCACCGCAGCCACCCTCAGCTAATAGCTGAGAAGCTGAGAAGAGGGGCAATATGAAAGTCAAAGTTCTCAGAGGTTTCTGCCTCGGGCAGGGGGTTGATGTCTACCCCGGTGAAGAGGTGGAGATTCGAGACGAACTTGCGAAAGTCTACATCGCAGTCAGGAAGGTGGTAGCAGTCGCGCCACCTTCCAGTGATCGGCCCGTTCAACTGCCTAGTGTCGCAGTTGATGAACCCGCAACCGCTCCTGCAGATGCCAAGGGCGAGGGCGAAAAGTCAAGCCAGTCCCGCCGCAAGTAGTAGCGGGAAGGCGTGAGGAGATTCGAGAATGCCTGCTCTGATTAACGCTGCAAATCACATGACCCACACCGTCCTCGGAGACGCCTACGGGGCGTCGAAGACGGCGAGTTACTTGACGACTGCGTTCGACCTCCAAGGGTACGAGGGGGTCGTCGCTATCACTCAGGTAACGAACAACACGGCGGGGAGCAGTCCGACGTGGGCCGGGAAGGTGCAGAGCGCCACGGCGACCGGCGGGAGCTACGCTGACGTGGCTGGTGCCACGTTCACGGGTGCCACGACGACGACTGCTGTCTCCACGGTCCTTCTCGACGTGAAGAACTGCAATCGGTTCATCAAGATTGACGGGACCATCGGTGGAACGGCTTCCCCGGCCTACAACGTCACGATTGTCATCTCTGGCGTGAAGAAGGTTCAGTAAGCAAGGCGAAGAATCGAAAGAGCGGGGGGAGCGATTGGCCCCCCGCTTCTACGAACGATGAGCGACAAGGCAAGGCCGAAGCGGAGGAAACGTGAAGGTCCGATTCTTACGGAACGTCTACGCGGGGAATGGAGTGGACGCCTCACCTGGCCTGGTGATGGATCTCGACGAGGCGACGGCAGTGGAGTTCGTAAGAAACGGAGACGCTGTCGTGATCGACCACCCGGAAGTCCGTCAGAATTCTGATCGAGTCGTGGACCGCGAGCCGGTACGCGAAAGCAAGAATCCCAACCGAACAACGTGGAGGAAGTGAAGCATGAATGACAATGTGGTAGCCGCAAAGCCCGCCACCGACAAGGGCAAGTTGACGGGAGAGATCACGCTGATCGCCCGCGACAAGGACGGTAACATCAAGGAGGAACGGAAGGTCAAGAACCTCATCATGAACACCGGCATGGCTGCGGTGGCGTCGAGGATCAACGGAGACGGCAGCGAGGCGCTATTCAACTACCTCGCGGTCGGCATCACGAACACCGCGCCAGCGGCCACGCAGACGACGCTCGCATCGGAAGTCGTCACGGTGGGTCTTGAGAGGGCCGTTGCCACGCTCTCGCGGGACAACACCGGGGGCGTGACAAACGATACGGCGGTGCTGGACAAGACGTGGACCGTCACGGGCGCTGGCGCAACGGTCGTCGAGGCTGGAGCGTTCAACGCTGCGTCGGCTGGCGTGATGTTGGGGCGTCAGATTTTCGGTGCGATTGTTCTCGTCGCCACCGACACGCTTCAGGTCATCTACAAGTTCAG